GGATAGGCCATCGCTCGCCAAAAACCCTGAAAAGTTGAAGGCGGTGATGGAGACATACGATCGCATCAAGACTTCCAGCGAGCGCACCCGAGAGGGCGTCATGCTCGACTTGGATAAGGCTTATGCGGCCGAATACCACGAGGAATTGATAAGTTCAGCACGCGGCGCCCGATTAGAGAGCAACAGAAATGATGAACTCTTTTCAGACATCGCCGTGTCAAGAGGCTCGACCGCATATTCAGCTCCAAAAGAAGAAACTCCCAACCTGAGTGATGATGACAAAGCTATCATCGCTAAGTGGGGTTACACACCGGCGGAATGGGCAGCGGACAAGAAAAAGTATGGCTAAGATTTACATCGCGATACCGACTTACGACAAGAAGGTGGACATCGAGATAATGCAGATGTTCGCGCAATTGCTGGGGAGGTATCCGCAGCACGACTTCGCCCTGGACTTCATTCAAAGCTCTTTGATCTCATACGCGAGGAATTTCCTAGCAACGAGATTCATGGAGAACGACTTCGAATGGTTATATTTCTGGGACGCAGATCTCGTGATCCGTAATCCAAAGTTCATTGAATACCTGCTGGAGACAGCAGAAAAGCTCGACGCGAAAGTCGTCGGAGGCGCGTACATGCTGAAATCCCCTTACGGGAAATATGCCCAAGGCAATCGGGATAAAAAATCCCTGCACGGCATAAAGAATTTCATCAAAGGCGAACTCAAAGAACCGATGCTCGTGGATGCGCTGTGCACAGGCACGATGCTCATCCATCGATCGGTACTTGAAAAAATGAAAGAGCCATACTTTACGGTGACAGACATTGATAATGGGAACTTCATACCGGAAGACTACAACTTCTGCGCGCACGCGAAGAAATTAGGATTCAAGGTGGCGTTAGATCCTCGTTTCAATACCTATCATTTCGGAACAGCCTTTTGGGAACATACATTAGAGACTCCCGAAGTCGGATCGGGAGATAAAATTAAATAATTCAGTATGGCTACAGCTATCTATGGCGCTTCCCTCTGGGAAGGTCAGAACATGGAAGTAAATACGAATTATGATGCACAGGGAAAGAACTCTGAGGCTTTCACCATCGGTGATCCGATCACGTACATCTCGGGACAGCTTGCTGTCGCGGGAACTACGAACTCGGTCGCCGGTGTCGTTCAGAAGACGGTCACTATGGCCGCGACGAACACGGGAGCTACCGGAGCCAATGTCCAACCCCCCTACATTCCGTCGGATGAAACCACGATTTGGAGGATGGGTTGCAACGCTAACTTGACCGGCAACAACACGGATGGAGGTACGTACTACAAGCTCACTGCAAACACCACCAATACGGTGCAGGTTGACGTGACCAACGGCGTACAGACCACTACTTCTCGCGTTGTGATGATCAAGAAAGTATCCCCTCTGAATGATGGAAATCTTCAGGACTGCCTCGTAACTTTCGTAAGACGTCCTACTTGGATTGACCAATAACAGTAATTAGCCCCAACAAATAAGGCTAACGAATTAAAATACTTTGGCTGATCTAAATAGGTTATTCGACCTCGCAGATCCTCGTATCCGAAAGATATGGGATGAAAAGGAGACGCAGCTCTCTAAGAGGCTCGAATACATGGACCTCGGTCTTAAGGACTACAACGCTGAAATCTTGAACTCTGAATTCGAGAACTTCTCGGGCCTCGGCCTTGCCACCCAGACGGGTGAAAAGGAACCGTACAGCCGTGAAGACCTCAATGCCGGGTATCAAGTGACTATTACTCCGAACAAGTTCACGAAGGCGATAGACATCTCGGAAGAGATGCTCCGTTTCAACCTCTGGCCTAAGATCAACAACCTCGTCGGTGCTGTTTCAAATTCGCTTAACGCGCGAATCAACACCGATGCGACCAAGATCCACTACCTCGGGTTCGGGACAACCTTCTTCACTGGCGGAGACGGTCTCTCGCTCTACAACAGCGCGCACACCTTTACGGCGGGCGGTGCTTCGCAGAGCAACACGACTACCAACTCTCTCTCGTACGATAACCTCAAGACGGCTATCCAGGCGATGGACCGGTTCACTGACGACAAGGGCATCCAGATGCTCCCATGTCAGAAGCTCCGCCTCATCGTTCCTCGCGAGAAGAAGGAGCGTGCGGAAGAAGTGCTTCGTTCTATCGGTAATCCGGACAACGCGAACCGCATAACCAACGTCTTCAACAATGGCGCTGGTTATCTCGATCTCCGCGTCGGAAACTGGATCCCGGTCACGACGTACTCGACCAACTGGTTCGTCATCGACATGGAGCGCGCAGAACAGATGGCCCGCATGGTGTGGGGCTGGAGGCCGAAGTTCGACAGTGACTCCATTGTCAACAACGGCACGAAGATCTACACCGGCTCGACGATGTTCCGCCCTGGCTTCCAGTCATGGCAGTGGGCTTACGGCAGTTCCTCGACCACATAATCATTATCGTAATCGCAATCATCTATGACTAAAATTCAATGGGTGGCACTGATTGCGGTACTGATTATCGCAATCGCAGGATGCTTCCTTCCTGTTCTCCCGAACGGGAAGTCGGTATTCGGCACGGTCTCTACGACCTGCCAAGGGACAACGACCTGCGTCGGTGACTTATATGTCACTACGACGGTCGCAGGAGCGACGGGCTCTCTTCGGACTGATGGAAGCCTGACAGTCAGTTCAACAGGGACGACGATAAACGGGATTATCGCTACGACCTGTACTGGTATCGTCTATGCGTCGCTTGCCGCGACGACTTCCCAAGCTATTGATTGTGCAGTTACAGGAGCCCTTACGTCGGCGAAAAGCGTCACGTTGGGCGCACCTGCGAATCTCCAGTCAGGGAATTATGGCGGTCTTGTGATATGGGGTGGCCATGCCTCGACGACGGCGGGATACGTGGAAGGTTACATCACGAATCTCACTGGTCAGGCGACTACTTCCTACGCATTGGCTACGACCAGTATTCCTGTGCTTGTTATCCAGTAGTCCTCTCACCCAGCGCATCCCTCGGTGCGCTGGGATGGGCGGATTACCTTATAAAATAAGTAAAAATCATGTCATCAGATTATACAGAGAACACAGTGGCATTAAACGCAGTCACTATAACCACGACCTCGAATCCCATCGACATCTCGCAACGCAACAACGTGTCAATCCAATTATTGTGCTCGGGTCATACGTCAGGCAACGGCGTCTTCAAGGTTCAGGCATCAAACGATGGTGTGAATTTCACCGATTCCATCGCATTGGTTGACGCGACCTCGACTACGCCGACTACCTATGTCGCGTCAAAGACACTGAGTGCGAACGGATCGGCAATGATTTATCTTCCTCAGATTTCATTCAGATTTATCAAAGTAGTTTGCACGGTCACGACTGACGGCGCTTACTCGGCAGTCGTTCAAGGAAACTAGTATGCAATACACCGAAGACGAATTGATGGATCTCCCGATGAAGCTCCTGCAAGGAGTCGATATCAAGAGTAAGGAAGAGGAGGAGATGGTTCAGCGCGTGATTGACAGGAAGCGCCTTGCATCTCCGCAGCCGCTCATCCCGCTTCGAATCACCTCGAGTGATACCGATGGGATGACGAAGGAGAAGGAACTCGCGCTTCAGGCGAAGATTGACGCTCATAACGAAGACATTCGTCTACGTCTCACTGGCGCAAGTGAGGCCGCACCTATCGAAGAGCCGGTTCCAGAACCGGAGCCACTTGTTGAGACTCCTGCCGAACCGGCTCCTGCCGAACCGGCCCCAACGGGCAAAATATCCGACATCAAATGCACCCTCTGCGGCTCTCGCGGGTATATCCACAAGCGGGGCTGCTCATCTCTGACTGCGGCTGTCTTATAACGTATGGCGACTCAAAATATCCGACCGAAGATTCTTCTCGATAACGGAAGAGTCCAACAGCCGCTTCGCGTGAGCATCCTTGACGGGTTTTCTATAAATCCCGTAAAGACATTCCTCACGTCTGATACCGCTTCAGGATCGGGTACTTTGACCGTCAAAAACATCGTCGGGTTCGCAATAAACCAGTACCTCCTCATCGGCGAGCCGGGGATGCAGGGAAGCGAGATAATCAAGACTAATGCATCCACCGCGCCTACCGGATCGACTATCACGCTTGCCAGCAATACAATCTTGCCTCACGGTGCTTCGACCTTCGTCTACGTACTCAAATTCGACCAGGTTGAGTTCTCAAGCGCGGCTACTATCGGAGGTTCTAAGACGGTCATCCAAGCGGCGACGAATA